AACGTCACGCCGTTGATAACCATCGTCTTGCTGGTTGGCGTTGTTGGGCTGGCAGCGCAAAGCGCGTACTGACCATTGCACATGATTAAAGCGGGTTCAGCATAGGCTGAAGCGACGAATAACAATGGTAGTAGGTATTTCATTATTTCTTCCAAAATTGAATAAAAGAAAACAACACCGCAGCCGCCGCCCAAACGCCCATTCCGCGGTTAACCCACTGATCTATCTTGCGGTCTGTCCGATGAAGCATGGCTTCGTTTACACTAAGTTGCGCTTCAACCGCGCCGATCCTGGTGCCTTGATTAGCCTGCCGCTCCTCGAACAAAATTAACTTACCAACTGCATCAGTCAGTTTATCAACCTTGCTTTCCAGCCGCTTAAAATCATCATCTGTCATATCCCGCCGCCTTGCGTTACATAAACTGTTGCCGTGCCGGAAACGGACAGACCGGTAAAGTAAAGATTTGGAGCAAAACGAAGAATCTCAACCGCCCCCGGCAGCAGGGGAATTGAGGTCGCCAGCGTACTAGCCGCCGTAATAGCCAGCGCACTGGACGTCCCTACTCCCAAGAACACCGTGACTGCGCCCGCGTTAACTACACGGTACGAGCCAGTTGGAGATTCTCCAGTGTTTGTCGTAGCTTGAGCAGCCGTGGGTGGCGTAGGCGTAGCTGCAAGGAATGATACAGTTGGCCCAAGGGGGGCAAAAGCAATTGCTTCAGGTGTCGTAAGCATAATAGTCTTTCAAAGTTATTCGGCGGCTCTCGCCTCGATTTCATAGGGATTCATTTTATAGCCATAGCGCAGCAGCCAATAGGCATACTTGATTAGGTAGACCAGCTTGCCATCATGCTGCATCTGCTCCAAGTGCTTGCGCTCATGCCTGATCAAGGGTTGGCACAGTTCATAGCCTGGAGCCATGTAAATTACACCCCAAAAGCTAGTCCAACCCTGAAAGCCACAAACTTTCATGTAAAGCAGGATTGGGCCTTTGGCGGTGCAAATCATAGTATTGCTTAAATTATTCTAAAAGAATATATGAATTATCTTCTTGAAGAAGGGAAAAATCATCTTCTTGCAATAAAACACTTTGCGTTACATATTGACTTGATAGCGGAACAACTTTTGGTCTAGACGTAACAACACTTATTATTCCGGTTGTAATTGATCCTCTAACTGCTTTTAACATAACTTTCCTTTATGTAACTTGCGGTAGTAATTTTTATTAAATCATACAGAAGTAATGGTCTGCCAAGCAGAACCACTGTAAACACAGAGTTTTGCAAGAGTGGTATCAAACACCATCAGACCAGCAGCAGGACTTGCAATCGCATTCTTTTGCGTGGTGGTCATGTTGGGCATCCTCACGCCCTTGGTTGTGCTTTGAGCGTCCAAGATTGCGGATGCGTTTGCAGTTGCACCGATACCGACATTTCCCGACCCATCAATACGCATCCGTTCGGTGGGTGATGCAGCCCCTGATGGCGAAGTAGTAAACTGTAAAAATGCTGAAATATCAGTGTCGCTGGTATAAGTTTCAACATACGCATTTATTTGAGCAAGAGTCCTTGCAGTTGTACCGCCGTAACCTTGAAAAGTTAGTTGACCAAGAACATCGGAAGATGCCACTGCGGTAGGCGAAGCATAAGTCCCCCGACCTTTTCCCAGAGAAATAGTTGGAGCACCAGAGTTGGTACTAAACCTAAGAGCTTGAAAAGTGGCTGTGCCATCAGCGACCACCGTTAACGCAGTAGACGCCGAACCATATTGAAAATATTGCGGCTGAGTGGAGCGCATTGGATTTGTTGTCCAAACTGAACCAAGGCCAAGATTTGTGCCGTTGAATGTCAAAGTAGCGGCGTCAGTTGCAAGTCCTCCCGTTGTTGAATAGGTTACTCTTTCAGTGGTAAGACCAGTGTTGGTTAGTGATAATACTGAAACAGCCCGTCCAGCCGTAAGATTAGCTACAGAAACTTTAGTTGTTACGCCAGATTGAACAATTGGAAGAACTTCAGTTCCAGCAAGTGGGGTTGTTGAAGCGGGTAGTGCGGAGATTTTTGTATCAGCCATGATAATTCCTATTATTTATAAGACAAGATTAGTAATGCTTGTAACAGTACCGCTTGAAATAGTACCCACACCAAAACTATAAAATTTACCTGTTACTGTACTAGCCAAAGGTGTAGTAGCAGAAGTAAGTGCAGAGATTTTTGTATTAGACATTTATTTACGCGCTAATAGGCCCAAAAGTTTTCCATGTACCAGGAGAACCAGCAGTAGTACAAACCCATCCAATGTATCCACCTGCAACTGGCACAGAATTGTAGTAAATATCGCCAACCACCCAATTGCCAGTAGTTGGTGCTGCGGATGCTTGGTAGACAAAATTTAAATTAGTGCCAAAAAAGTAACCGCGCCTAAAACCCATTGCACCGCCATTACTACCGTAGGCTGAGTTAATTGCGCCAGATGCTCCGCCAACATTTCTTGGATACCCATTTGCTACTGTAGCATTAGAGTTAAAACGCTCAACATACGGAATCGCAGTTGCTGCCCAGTCTTCATACCAACCACCAACCTTCCAATGTTCGGCTAAAGGCCAAGCTCCAGAATTTTCTGAGTTATCAATTCGTTGCGTAAATCCAGTGGCATTAACACCAGTTCGGTTAGATAAACCAATTTGGTATTGCCCGTAAACGGAAGGTGTTAAATCTTTCCAAAGTTGATATGGAGCCGGTTCACCGGGCATATAAATTGAGGCGGTTGAAAATGTAGTAAATCCCGCAGAAGTAATCCCCCCCATCCATGTGCATGGAGACACAATATGATTAGGATATCCCAAAGTACCTTCCTCGTAAGACCCTAAAAATAAAGTTCTTGAATTACCAAGATAGCCAAGTCCTGCAAAACCACCTGCTGTAGCAGTTATTGCAGTTGATGTGACTGTTTGAGAAGGGCGGACAGTTGCAACAGTTGATGAAATTAAAGTTTCAATGACAGTGCCTGGTGTAACTCCAGTTCCCGCCAACAACATACCTTCTACAAGTTTTCCAGTAATAGTTCCTGTAATTGTCATTGTGCTTCTACTAGCAGGATCAACTGCGCTAGGAACAATGCTTGCGGCAGATATTACGTTGTTTGTAGCTCGACCTCCATTTTGAGCCAAACAACCAACGTAAGTGTTGTTTAAAAAAGCATCATCACAAATGCCCCACCCGGTTGTACTAGTAACAATGACACCAATAGCATACCCAGCATTGACATCGCGGCCTTGAACAAATAACCCGTTGCCGTGTGTTTCAGTAATATTGGTATCAGTTACACGCCAAACATTAGCATTTCCTTCTATTTTTCCAAGACCGCCAGAACTTGCAACAATACGAATGCCATCGCCTTCAAAATTATGAATGGCAACATTTTTGACGTATGCTGTTCCTCGCATCCAAATACCATGACCACCATAAGCATCAGCAGTTCCAAAAGAACCACGCAGCATTAAGTTTTCAATCGTAGTACCAAAAGCATTGGTTGTATAAGGAATAACTGGGTAACTTTGGTCATAACTTGTACCTGTGCTGTTAATAATAAATCCAGTTACACCCGCTGGAAATACAATGTTTGCCGCAAAAACGTATGCACTACCACTACCATCACCATACAGACGTACAGTCTTTTTTAAGTTAATAGTTTGGCTGCACAAATAACTTCCCGGAGGAAAGTAGATAGCAGGCGCGGTAATGTAATCGTGAGTTGCAACAAGTGCGGATTCATAAGTTGCAGAAGCAATTGCTGCAATTATTGCGCTATAACAATCAAGAGTTAATGTTCCAGCTTTCACATCTGCAATTTGAGCAGCGGTCAAAAAATCAAAGATACTGACGCTTTGACGTAGTTTTGATTGAACAGTTGTTGGCACTGCGCCCGTGCCTGCAGGGGTGTAAACTGCTGTTCCATTGTAGGTAGCATCATTAACGTCATTTAACCAAGCCGCCATAACGCGGTTGCCAGACGATACGTCATTATCTATAAACGGTACATGAGACGGCATAAAATTCCTTAAATATTAGATTCTGGGTTATACGCAGTGCTTAGCCACCCCGGCACTATACACCCGGGTTCCATTTGCCCTGGCACTGCACTCTGTCCATTCGGCGTACACATCAGTCCAAACACATTCGCTGGCATAGGCTGCGCCCAAGGCGGCGTCTGCACATCCGGGACACTCCGTACAAAGTCCTGCGGTTGCCGGGTCTCCCAGTGCTCTGGGCAGACGTAATACCCTTGCCAATGCCGCATAAGCATACTGGCTTTCCGTTTCCTCCCGCACTGGTAGCATACCGCATTCCAGTCGCCGAGGTCAAGAAAGTCTGCGCGGCCGACCATCAGTCTTGCCTCTTATAAATACTGTTGTAGTGTTTATAAAACTCTGCATTAGCTGGATGATCTCGGAGGTCAAACGCTTCCATAACTTTCTTTACGTAAGCTTTGGAATTCGCTGGAACTTTTTGCCCGTTTATAATTTCTGTCGCTGTGCCAGAACCGTTGTACTTTTCTATCGCCCCTGCAGGACTAAGATCGCCGCGAGCTGCTCGAACTTTAGCAGCTTCGCCTAGATAAACCGCAGCCAGCTTAGGCATATTTTCAGTGCTTATATCTAAGCTTGGCATATAGTGCGGATACATTTTGCCGTCTTTACCTCGCACATCCACTACTATAAAGTCTTTGCCTTCCCGCAAGTTCATCTTTGCAAGAGCATCTTTAGTCCGCTGCGAAGTATACAAAGCGTTATCGGTAGTCCCTAATTTCAGGCCCATATTAGCCCCCCAACCCTCCGTCATAGCCATAGCGGGGAAGTACTGACTAAGTGCTAGCGGCAGCACACCAGAGTTTTCTGCTTGCCGCTGAGCGTTAGCAATAAAAGCTGCTCCACCTTTATCAATGCTGCGCTCCGGCGCTTTAGGTTTACGCGGATCTAGATAACCAAGATTCGGCACAAAGCTCAAAGGTTCATCTGGATCATACCCTAAGCCAGGTTTCTGCCGCATGGGTTGGATAGGCGATTCAGTTTTCTGCAGCGTGTCTGTCCGCTGCTCAGGCGACATAGCACCCCAGCTGCTCAGCATCTGCTGTAAACTATCAATCCACCCAGCCATGGCTGTGCCTTTCAATGCTACTTAAAACCACCGCATACAATCTGTTAGACCCGAGACTGTTACTTTAGTTCCATTTATTTTCAAGGTAATGCTTGCATAGCCTCGTTACGTTTGCGCTTGATAGCCTCGGCCTTGCGTAGACGTTCGGCCTTTAATGCAGGAGACGCTTCCTCCAGGCGGTCGCGTTCCTTACGCTTGGCTTGGACTAGCTCCGCCCACTTCCGCGCTTCGTTGCCGCCGAACTCTCTATCGTACAGTGGCCGGCCTACGCCAGGGATGTACTTGATCATCCGCTCTGGTTTGTCTAGGTCGCTAAGCATACTCAAACTCGGCGGAGTAACAGCTCCCACAGCAAATTCTTTAATCCCCTTGGCTAGCGTTTCTCTGTTAATCTTCCCCATCGTATAGTGATTGATGCCGAAGTTCTGCAGCAAGTTCTCTACGTAGTCTATCTTATCCAGATCAATCGGTCGCCCAGCTAACATATCTTTAACAAGATCCCCTGGAATATTAGCAAGAGACATTGCAGCTGCCAGCCCAACTAAATTACGCGCACCCTTAACATAGTTACCTTTCGCAATCTCCTGGTACGCATCGCGGCGAACTACATCAATCTGCTTTAGCATATACGTTTTCATCTGGTACAAGATCCGTCCATTCGGATGGGCAAGGTACGCTTGCGGTACTTCCAATTTTGTGATAGGTTGGGTATTAGACAACTCGCTGAAAAGTAAACTCTTAACCGGCTCACTCATTCGCTTAGCCGCAAGATCCTGCAGCAACTGCGGAAACTCCGGGCCAAAGGCTTGCCCCCAACGCTCTGCAAGTGCCGCCCGACCTTTAGCAGTCTGAGCCAGTCGCTGGTTTTTAATCAAACCTGCGTTTAAGTTTAATCTTTTAGCAAACTGATCAATGGCAGAAAAACCTGTGTACTTAAAAGTAGCCTGTACCGCCTTACCGCTAAGTCTTGCGCTACCCATTTCTTCTGCAATGTGATTGACTAGCCCAAACTCCTTTGGCGTAATCTGCGAAGAGCCTGTTAACTCCATGCGCAGTGCACCAAGCGTAGGCATTAAACCGTGATGATACACAGTCATCATTGAGTCACCAATTTGCGTAGCTGCGGAAGCAAAGTTACCTAGCAACCCTAAGTTAGTTGCATTCCGCACATCCTGGAAAAATCCGCCCATCTGCTCTTCGCCTTGCTTAAAGCGCGACTTAAGTATACTTTCAATTTCCAGTTGCTGCTTAGGCGAAAGCTTGCCAGCTTTTAACTCACTATCCATAAGGTTACCAATAGACTTATCTACGTGCGTAGCCATTTGCCCATTTGCTAGCTTTTTTGACGCAAGATCTTTTCCAAAAAACTTAGCTATTTCTGCATCCTCAACTGCGCCTACAATATACCGCAGCAATGACTCCGTTGGTGTAAGATAAAACGGCGCAAGATCAGCTGTAACATCCACGCTCCGCGCTTTCGCAAACCCTGGCAGCGCTGCGTTGGGGGGAGAAGTCTGCAACGCCCTGTTAACAACAAGCGAGCGCTCTACATCTGTCATTCCGCGGCCTCGGGTCGTGATCATTTCTGCTTCCGCTTTCGCAAGCAGCGTCTCCAAGTGCGTACGCATTGGCTGGTTTAGCGCTTCTTTAAGCCCTTCCAGATCTTTAACTACCCGCGGAAAATACTCATTAACCCCGGCAGCAAAGCGACCCATGCCGATCTGTTCCGCGCGGAATGCTGCAAGAAGATTTTGTACCTGCCGATACCCGGCTACCAGTACAGGATTTCCTTTAATCGCTGTCGCAATTTCTCCGGGGTCATTTCTCAGCAATGCCAAGTTTAATGCTTCAGCCGTTGCTGCTGGTAGTTTTCTAATTCCCTTAATAAAAGGCGTTACCGCGTCTAACGCTTTATCTGTCCGCTCCATTACAACACGTTCGTAGTCCCTTGCGCGTCGCAGCAACGGCTGGGATATACTACCTAGCCTTGTCGATACCAGCCCTAAAGTATAATCAAGAGCATTCCCTGGCTTACCTTTCGCCATCGCCCCAAACCCGGCGACCCCAGCCGCCCCTAGCACCGCGCCGCGGATAGGATTGTCTGAATCCAGATACGCCCCCAGAGCCACCCCGCTGCCTAACGCACCCAGAGCAATTACCGCATCTGCATCAATCTTTCCCGATTGAAACTTACCAGTCTTTGGGTCAACGTAGTCTCGAAAGGATGCCTGCAGTTGTTCTTTGGCCCGTGATAGCCGACTGCGAACAGTTCCAATAGGCACGTTCAGTTGCGCTGCGGCTTCTTCGTAGGACAGACCTTCTAACTCTATAGCATCAAAAACACTACGATGCTCAGGTGTAAGTCTATCTAGTGCCCTTTGCACGCGTACCGCAACTTCGTTGTTTCCTGCCAAGTCTTGCGTGCTCTGGTAACGCTCAGGATTCTGCTCCATCATGTATTTTTCAGGAACAGCTGTCGTGCCCTCCGCATCTACGGTCATGGAGTCAGTAGCTGGTCGGCGACTGGCGGCCGCGAAGGAATTCTTAACCTCATTCGACGCAACTTCGTGGAGGAATGTAGACAGCTTAGCTTCCCCGCGAAAACCACCTGGCTCGTCGGGTGATTGCTTTAGTGCCTTGAATACCTTCTCGTAAACCCGCTGACTAATATCCTGGATACCTGACTCATCCAGCTGCCGGTTCATGTTGCCGATTGTCCGACCTAGCTGCCTATGTGTATCTTCCCAGATCTGCGCAGCTGCCGCTTCCCCTTCCCGGCCACCAGCACGGAAAGTCTCAATCAACTTCCCTTCGGGTAGATCAGCAAACTTACCACCGCGTGCTGCAATAACTCCGGCGCCAAGAGCCATGCCAACATCGCGCGCTTTATCCTCTGATAATCCGCTCGGACTATTCCACCAGTCATAAATCTGTTTCGCCGCTATGCCACTTAAGCCCATGAGCGCCAGCACCTTGAGCAGAGACGGATCAGACACCCCTCGCTGGAACAGTGGTTTACCTGACTGATCTACAATCACACCTTCTCCTGCGCGTACTTGCAATCCCCGAATTGCTTTTGCTTCTGGCGTCGAGATGAGCAGTCCTTGCCGAAGCTTATCTAGCCCAGACGTTACTAAATCTGGTTTGACGGGTTCGCCGATTATAATAGGAAGCTCAGCTAAAGTAGTCTTTGGCCCTTCCCCTGGTGGGAACGTAGTAGCATCGTAAGGAGCTCGTGGCTCCGCAAGAGGCGGCGGTTCTACTTTAGTAGTAGGCTTCAGCACCCGATCAAAAATATTCTGTACCAACGCTGCTTCAGCCGCCGGGCCTTTTTTAGCCGCAAGGCCAAAGATCTCCTGCAGCTTAGTCTTATCCACTACCAGCGAATCAACTGCAGCAGTTTGCGCTTTAAGTTCCGCTTTTGTCGGGGCAGCCGGTGGTGCTTCTGTAAGATCCACTGCCGTCTCTGGCGTAAGCGCAGCAATCCGCGCCTTCGACGCAGCTACAGCTTCTGCTGCCGCAGCTACGGCGTCTGTTCCCATTGCAGATGCTTCGCGAAAATCTTGCCGTACACCTTCCAGTGCCCCGCGAACTCGCGCACCCATACCAAGAGCAGGAGGTGCAGGAGCTGGAGCCGGAGCTAGTTCAGGAGCAAGTGCCCCTTCCAGCGTAGGTTCTACTCCGCCTGGCACTACCGGCGCCTTGGGCTCAAGCGCTCCACGTATCTGCGCTGTACGAGCTTTAGCAGAACGCGCCACGCCGCCCTTAGTTGCAAATACTCCTAGCCAGCCCATAAGGGCATCCGCTATGTTCATAATGTCTTGAACTGGTACATTACTTACGGAAGACACTCCCTTACCCATTGCTTCAATTGCCTTGCCAACGTGCTCCATAGCAAAAGCAATAGGATTGTTTTCATAGTAATACTGAGCCTCCGGCCCCATTGCCTTCGCTACGACACTCCAAGGCGCGTTAAGTTGCTGCGGCCACGCATCCTTAAGCGCCTGGGAGCTTTTAAGATTTTCTTCCGGCGACTTTCCCGTATACAGTTCATTGTATTTACGCGAGTAAGAATAAATTGCACTTCCAATTACGCTCTTTGGAATGCTCGTAAACATATCGGAGATCTGCCCGGCAGTTCCTAGCGTCATTCCCTTTACGTATCCTTGAGGATCTTTCATAAACGACGGAGGTGCCGGCGGAGCACTCGCAAGGTCTTTCATCACCTGCGCGCGAGTGTCTGCTTGATTCGTCTGCGAAAACATTACAGAACCCGGGCTTACACTCTTATCTCGGTAGTACCTATTAGCTGCTGCATCCGTGTCAAAAGTTGGCGGCGGTACTTTAGGCGAGTCCCGCAGCACGCTACGGAAAGGCTGTGTTATACCCCGCAGATCAGAACCGACTTGCCCGGCTAGTGCGCGGCCTTGCTCAAGCACCCCGGCGAACATCGAGGGAGCTGCTGACATACCTGTAGCTTCACGCTCGTCAATAAAGTTACCAACTTTTGGAGGTGTTGCTTCTGCCGGAGTTGCCCCAGCTGGAGCCGTCGGCGTACTTGTAACAGAACGAAAAGCTTCAGCTTCAGTAATGAATGCCATATCAATCTCCTAATACATTAAGACCGGGTTTTTTAGTAGTAGGATCAACTTCCCATCGGGCTGTCCGGCCATCTGGCAACATATACGATTGGCCGAGTTTTCGACTGCCCGGATCTAACGGTAACTGCGGAGTGGCTTTTTCCTGTAAGGCGGCTGCCCGAGCGCGGGCTGCGTCTGTCGCTGCTTTCTTGGCAGCAAGCCCAGCCTCTGAATTTTGATCCCCAAACTTAATTAGGTTAGCAAGACGTTCAGCAGCAAGTTCGGCCTGTGCAGTCGCCGCTGCAACTCGCGCCTCCCGTTGTGCTTCTCCCGCATTAAAGTTAGCTTGCCGCGCATCAAGCTCCGCTTGCTGGCGCCTGTTGTCAGCTTGCTTATTTGCATCCATGCTAGCTTGCCCGATTGCGCGCAGCGTATTACGATCTGCGTCGTAACTACCCGTAAGTTCTGGCGGCAAGCGCTTTCGCAGATCCCGGTTCATCATGATCGCTGCGTACTGTTGAGGACTTTCCGCTGCCGCTGCAGCAATGCCTCCTATCTCCGTGCGCTGCTCGCGTGCTGTTTTATCTTGATCGGATAGTACTTGTTGATTTCTCCAAGCTCCTTGCGCTTCTTTTTCTTCTATCGTAGCAATATCTCCATAAAGCTGTGCAAGTAAAGTCGGAGGAGCACCCTTGCCCGCAGCATACGCAGTAAAATCTTTTAGCGGCTGTGCAACAGAAACTTTTTGTCCAGCACCTTCTAAGTTAGCTGCCGTTGCTATTTGACCTTGTGCAGCAGCTTTATCTATAACACCTTGCCGACGTTGCGTATCTGCAGTAAACCCTTCGCCAAGCCGCTGCATTACTTTTGCCGCTTCAACTTTTGCGTCTGCCTCGGCTGTCTGTGCTCCATAGTACCCTGTATGCGCCTGATTAAGAGCAATCTGAGAAGGCTGCAGTGCCAGGGTATTCATAACCTTCTGCGCTTCCAGCCCGACTAGTGCGTTCTGCCGACTCTGCTCGTCGGCGGCTATCATTCCCAGGGGGGCGCCGAATAATTCAGCCATTACCGATTCCCCATTCCGTTGGTGATTAACCACTGCTGCAACCAGGGCGGCATAGGTTGCGTGCCTCTAACTCCGTAACCAATAGAACCAAGACTCTGCGACGCCAGCGTATCAGCTGAGGCATTACCCGTCTGTGCAATTTGATAACCCGAGGCCGGACTAAACCCTACACCAGCCGGCTGGCTAAGCGCTTGTATCCGGTCGTTCTGGTACTTCAACGCCGCCTGTGCCGCTGCCTGCGCTGCGAAGCCGCCGGGTTGCTGAGACGAGGTGCGCGATGCGGCCAGCTGCGCAGCTTTAAACCCCGGGTCATTTGTAAAATCTCCTTGGATTACTCGCGTCAGCTCAGTCCCGGCACCTGCCGCTCCGCCTGAAGACGTCCAAGGGCTAGATCCTGCAATAGCTCGCTGAGCTTCTTGCCGCTGCTTCTCCGCCTGGCTCATCCCATAAATACCCGAGCCAATGCTCATGAGCGTGGGTAGCCATCCTTGTCCACCCGCTCCCATGCCGCCGGAGGCTCCGCCAGTAAAGGCTCCTGCACGACCACCCAGCGCAGTCCCTGGCCCCATCGTAGAATTGTAAAGACTTTGTAGCCAATCGCCAGCGCTGCTGGAAGAGTTCTGCGGTACGTATGAAGTTGGAGAGTACTCAGGAGCATCAAACTGGGGCGCGATCTCACCGCCGGGATAACTAGTTTGATTGTAAGAAGGGGACGTGGGCGAGTACGCTGGGGCATCAAATTCTGGGGGATATACGTCTCTTGGAGTAATATCTACACCTGAAACATAAGATTGCGGCAAGTAAGAACTTGCACCCATATTCGACCCGTAATAATCATAAGTATCAGCCATAAAATATCCTTTAACTATTAGTTGCTAATCGACGCAAAAGTAAACTTGCTTGAGCATCCCCATCGCCAGGAATGGTAAAGTTAGGATCTTGTCCCATTAAAGATTGTTGCGCAGACGCTTGTTGCATATTGCCAAGAGTTGCATTTCCAAACGGGCCATAGGATGCTTTTTCCGCCGCCGCATTGCCCATCAGACCGCTTGCAAGTTGCCCCGCTCCCATAGCTCCAGCTTTCCCTCCAAGCATTCCTCCAAGAGCCGTAGCTCCAGTTCCAATTGCTCGCTCGCCCAGGAATCCTAAAGGATCGCGGGATTGTGAAGCGTTGTATGCAGTAGTTGCAAGAAAACCACCCATCCCAGGAATTAACCCCAACAGTGCCTGCACCGGATCTTGATTTTTACTGTAATTAACCGCACTGTTAAACACATTGCCAATAACAGGAACAAATCCCATGAGTGTTTGAATTGCTCTTCCAGCCGGTGTATCAAAAAAACTTGGCGCTGGTTGCGTTCCTTCCAGGCCGACTGTCTGCGTAGTCGGGCTCATATTATACCCGCGACTGTTTGCGTTAGCTTGCAGTCCCTGGTATCCAGTTTGCTGTAACCCGTAACTACCTTTACCTAGATTAGCCATGCCTTCAAGAGCCTTGCCACTGAACCCGTAGTCAGGCGACAAGTTAGAATCTTGCCCGTAAGTTCCAAGGCTAGCCACTCCAAGGTTGGGTGCAAGGTCTTGACCTTTCAAACCCTCTTGGCTGCCTGTGCCTAGGTTAATCCCCATGCCTGCCAAGGTTGGCGCGCTGAGTCCTAGTTGGTTGCCGGCGGACAAGCCAAAGTCAAGGCCTGGATTTAACCCTTGCGCAGGGTTTCCTTCCGGAGCTGCGTTTTCTCCGTAAGCTCCAAAACCGCCAGCATCGTAACCACCATATTCCATAGTCAGTCCTAAGTTGCAGCGGTCTGCGCGGTAAGCAAACCGTTAGTAAAAGTCATACTGCCATTTGCGCCGAGTGCGGTTAGTTTAGCAGTTGTGATTGTAGCGGAAACCCCGGCAGTAGAAGTACCTGTACCGCCATTAGCAATGGGTAGGATACCTGTTACTTGAGTAGTTAAACTTACATTACTTAGCGTTCCCCCAAGTGTTAAATTGCCAGCAGTTGTTACTGTGCCCGTTAAAGTAATTCCGTTAACTGTACCTGTACCACCGACAGACGTTACTGTACCATTTCCCTTATTGTTAAACGTAGTCCAGTCTCCCGAACTCAACGCGCCACGATTAGCCGCCGAAGCTGTCGGGACGTTTAAAGTAATAACTACATTAGTAGTTGAATTTGCAACGGTCGAGCTTAGATTAGTCCCCGCTGTCCCGAGAGTCAAAGCTGCCACACTCGACACTGATCCCGCACCACCCTGCCCCAGGTTCTGCGACAAGTCCAGAAACCAACGAAGCCAGATAGGATTAAACGCAGCCTTGCCTGATACTTCATCAAGTATCACAGGCAAAGCCCAGGTTGGCGGCGGCTGAAATACGTTAGTTGCCATCAGAGTGTTCCAATGTCTAGCTGCAACTCAATCGCCTGCAACCGCAACCGCGTGTTAGACTGGTGCCGGATCTGCGTAGTCCGCCGCATGAAGGTACCGCAGTTTGCCAGGATTGGCTTGCGTACTCCCATATCGACAAGGCGGAAGCTAGACCACTTGCTTGCTTCATAGTCAGAGTCATTCACCCGTACTTGCAAAGTGCTTCCAGTCGTCTGATCTCCGATGAACTCCATCATAGTCATCTGTTTTCTTCGGCGCATTCCACCGTCAAAGTTAGGTGTAAACAAATCTACTGTGATGACTTCACCGTCGTCAGAAGTGTAATCAGAATCAAACAGGTATAACTTCCCATTCGTCTCATGTTGCAGTACACGACCAGTTCCCGAAAGAAATGTCGATGAAACAATCTTAAAATAGTTTCCATCTACATCTGTCCATTGTGCCCACATCTTATCAGTCATATCATACACTAACGTGATGTTATCGTTTTTCAGTGTGATGCCGTAAAATCTGTGTCCATCGTACTTAATGCCGAAAGAAGCTACGTTGCTAAAGTCTGCCTGGCCAAGTAACCGTTCAATCGGTTTTGTAGATACGATAGTTGGTTTAAGATTATCGACCAGGATTACCTGCGCGGCTGAAGAACGATTGGTAGCTACCCAAAGCAACGTACCGTCGATCTCCTGAACAGAATCTGCGCTGACGCAACCGTAGTTTATCTTTGCCCCCTGCACCGGGCCGAGGGGAGACGCGCTGGTATTCTGGGCGTCGTAGAAAACCTCGGTTGACCAGCCCTTAAGAGCCAGGACGTAGACAAGTTGCTTAGCCAGAAATACTCCAGCGTCAGGTTCAATCTGTGCGCCAATGAGGTTTAACAGGTCTGTCCACAAAGTTGGATCGTTTAAAGAATCGCATCCGTGAATATAAGACGTAGTGTCTAACACGTAAGTCGTACCATCTAGGTACGCAAATCCTTTAACTGCAACCGCTCCGGCAGTCGTATACGTGTTACCAGGAAAGTTAACCCCAGACATTTGCGTAAGGGTGGTGTCATCCCAGTTATAAGAAGCTACTGCATTGCCAAGCTGCAACCGCGGAGTACTGCCCAGGCTAGCAGAAAACTTATACACGCCTCCCGTTGCGTCAACTGTGCCGATGTTAGTCCCGTTTTTGTACAGCGTTGCGCCAAAGATTGAGTATATATCTCCATTCCAATTTGTCACGCCGTAGCCGTTACCAACTTTTGTATCGCCTGTTTGCAACAACCCCGGACGCTTAAAAATCCAGTACTCATCAGTCTTATCATTCTTCTCTACGTAGCCATTGACAAGACGTGCGTCTTTAAAAGGTGTGTGATCCCGGTTAGACGCTTCAAGCACCAGCGGCAAACGCTTAGGAATCGCAACTGTTTCAGCTTGTGCCATTTAACGAAATTTCCCCATAGAGTACTGTCCACGAGAGTCTGGAGTAAACCGAGTTGGTGCGTCTTCAACGTCCCAGTCTTCCAGCATAGTTCGATAGCTGATTGCTCGCTGCTGACAACGATCCATGATTGCCTGGGGTTGGCCTGTCGCCAGTTCGTCCGCAAGTCCCCAACGCAGCGCAATTCGCCACTCGATTGGGAAGTTCATAGTCTCCGTTACGGAGATGAAATTGGTAACTTGCGTTTGCAGCAGTAAGTGTGCGGTGCCTGTTGCAGCTACTGCATCAGGGATTAGCCAAAAGAATACGCTTAACTCTTCCTGCTTTTTATTAACGAAGTAAGAGTTAATCTGGCCAGTTGTGTTAACCTGGCTCAGGCGAATGTAATCATTCCAGCTTAACGGAACCAGGGGCCGCCGAATGCCGTTGGAGTCCATGTAGTAAGCGTCAATCGCCCGAGGCGGCTTAGGCATAACTACGATCCCGGTAGGACTAAACGTATACGTCCCTAGCCCCGCAACCAAGGGAACTGTTGTATCTACGTTCAGCCAGAGCTTCAGCCCCTGCGTCTGCCACAGATTTATAATATCTGTAAGCTTCCGCATCCCGGTTACGATCTGCTCGGAGTTGGGGGACTGCCCTTCCTGCGTTAATCCCGCATCAAAGTACGCATCGCTGATAATAGCAATTGGAGTGTTAGGATTAGGCGCAGTCATGGCAGCTTACCCCCGACCTTGAATTACTTGGAAGTCAACCGTGCCGCTTGTCCAAGAAGAGACATTAATTCGCACTGCAGTTACTACGTGATCCAGCCCGTAAGATCCGTCAACAGTATTTCCTGTCGGCGACGTTAGTGGCAAGACTCGTAAAGTCTGCATCCAGCCCACTCCGTTACCGGCACTAAGTCCTGAATTTGCAATTGCAACTGTTACGTTATTAGCATCAACAACAGTGGCTACGTTAAACTCAGCGTCTAGGTTAGCCCCGCCGTTACCCCAAAGTTTAACCCAGTCACCTACACTCAATCCATGCGCAGTTTTAGTAATTGTCAGCACAGTCGTAGTACGCGACAGTGTAAATTGTTGCGTAAGATTCATTGGGTCTTGCGCATTGTCAAGACTGTACTCAATGGAATAAGTAAGCACGGCGCCGCTTGAAAGCATTGCACTTACGTTACAGTTAAAACTAGTCTGTAACCGATTGATTGGAATCCAGGGAGCGTAACCGGCCGCTGAAAGTCGCTGTGTAATGGGATACATAAATTCTCCTAACGGGGGTGATTAGCCCCCGAGTAAAGTTAAACAGCGGCGGGATTGATCAAAGCAGACTTGTCGACAGCGCCAGTGATCGGACTGTAGTTGTTGGTAAAACCAAACGAACCACCAGTGCCGGTTGGAATCCAAATACCTGCGGTTGCGTCGAGCTGGTACAGATAGTTATCATACGCATGACCAGTCCAACCAGTTGCCGAAGTCGAAATAAACGATCCGCCAGTTGAGCTGGTGTTTGGACGCTCCAGGTGGTTACGCGCAAACTCAAAGTTAGTCATGTTATTAGCACCAGCTGCGAGCATACAGGCCGTGTTGTTCAAGATTGCAAAACAACCAAAGTTATCTGCGATCTTTACACGATCCGTAGCAGTTGTTAACTTAATTGCCGTTGTAGCTGCGGTAGTTCCAAGACTAGAAATAACGCAGTTAGTAAATGACAACCCTGCCATTGCCTGGGCACTTGCAGAACTAGTTACAATACTGACAAAGTTTAAAACGCTACTGATATCCCGGAACTCGCAGGAGTCAATTGAAAAGTCCTGTGGGCCAGTTGTAATAGTCCCCGATGCAAAGGTCTGGCTAAAACTGACTACATACACGCCGATGCCACCAGTTGTACCGGAAGTTTGCGACTGGATTCGAGTGCCTGGAATAATACCGGTTCCCATGATAGCTGCGCCGGGATACAGCGTACCACTGCCAACCGCGGTAACAGTCATTGTAGTCGAGGCAATCGAGGCCGTAACGCTTGCGCTGATGCCTGTAAATACCGAAGCAACATCTGCAAAATTGCAAAGAAACAAGCAATTTTGAATGCTGAGGCCAGAGCCGGTAACTGGAATATTCGCTGTAGCTGCGGTGGTGAACAAGAAAGTTGGACGAGAAGCACCGCTGCCCATGCCAAGAATAGCTACGTCAGACGAAGTAAGCAGTAGTGTTGTAGCAGATGAAATACTTTCCAAATGCCCAGCACCGACAACTACAATATCTCCGCGTCCGGGCATCGTTTGCGTAAGTGCAAACTTAAGCGTAGCAAACGGATCAAGGTAAGTACCCCGATTACCGTCGCTGCCAGCGCGAGCTTGAGGATTGAGCTGAACTGAGTTATCAACCCAGTATACTTGACCCGGTTGAGTTTGCAGAATGGGCATACCGCGAACACTGATACCGTTAGAGAAACCGTGGGGGAAATTAGTAAAAGGCATTTAAAACTCCTAAATGGGATTGCATTGCAACCAAAAAACTTACTGGAACTGCCAGTCCATTTCGCGCGGATTACGGTTAAATAATCCGCGCTAACTTACAACAAAACCTTACGGCCCATTGCTTCCATAGATACCACGTGGGTCAGTGCACCCAACGCTCATACGCATATAGCTTGCGGCCTTTGCGTTTTTGGTGTCGAAGTCGTTGTCCTGATCGAACATCGGCTCGTCACGCCAGAAGAACGTCATACCATTCGGGCAGTTAGTCCGAATAAACCACGCGTGAGGCGCGGTGAAGTAGTGGTTCATCTTGATGCCCTTGGGGAAGGCATTAGTAGCTTTCAACACGTTGATGTTGTTGTTAGCTGTGTTGGATTGCAACACCGACTGCAAGATGCGGTTGGCGTTGTACCATTCCTGGCGAGAGATGTGCAATGACTCGGGCATGATGTTGATCAGCAAGCCTGTGTCATTCTGCGCACCCATGATCTGGATGGTTAGGTCTTCCAACGCAGCTTCCGACAAGTCAGCCGCAGGGCTCAGCGCATTGCTAAACGTACCGCCGGTAGCGTTGATGTGGCTGGTAGAAACCAGTGACGCACCATCGCCAGTCGTAAAGTAAGTCGTTGCAAAAGCGTTGTTGTAAGGGAAAGCCCCCACATTTTCCGTCGTCTGGTTCATCGAGAAAGCGTTAGCTTCCGCGCGCCTGGTCGCTACCTCTTTGTACTGGTTGTCACGCAGTTCTTCAAAGGTCACAATGTAGCCAAGCGCATACGCAATGTGCGTATAGGTATTGACAACACCTTGAACTTCGCCGTCATACGTCACGGGAGCGCCTTGTGCCTTGACCGGAGCCAAGCCAAATGGAGTAACCTGCACGCCTTGTTCATACGCTGTCTGACATCTTGTGATCTTGCACAAACGTATATTTTTTTGCGCGTGGGAGATATACATCTGACCCC